CGACGAGATCTACGGCGCCCGCGGCATCGACTGGCGCTCGGCCCTCGAGGCCAAGGCGCAACAGGCCAAGCACATCCGCGACCTGGCGGTGAAGTACGGCATCGACGTCTCCGAGATCTCGACCGCGCAAAAGCTGCCAATCGCGCCCGAGCCTGCGCTTCCTGTGGTGGAGGATCAACCGAGCGGCGAAAGCCTGCCGGAACCCATTCCTGCTGAACCTCCGGCTGAACCCATTGCCAAAATTGGCAAAATCCGCAAACCTAGGGCCAAGAAGGCGGCGACGACCCAATGATCAAAGCGACCAACTGGCTGTCCTATCAGCCCCGAGCGGCGGCGACTGAGCCCGCCATGATCCAGATCTTCGACCAGATCGGCGAGGATTGGTTCGGTGGCTCCGGTGTTTCGGCCAAGGCCTTCTCCGACGCTTTGCAGTCTGTCGGTCCCGGCCCTCTGGTGGTCGAGATCAACAGCCCGGGCGGCAATGTCTGGGACGGCCTGGCCATCTACAATATGCTGCGCGGCCGGAATGCGCAGGTGACCACCCGGGTGGTCGGCATCGCGGCCTCAATCGCTTCGATCATCGCTCTGGCTGGCGACACCGTTGAGATCGCCGACGCGGCGCTCTTTATGATCCACGACCCGTCCGGCATGGTTGCCGGTACGGCCGAGGATATGCGCAAGATGGCCGCGGCCTTGGATCAGCACGCCGAGGTTCTGGCTGGCATCTATTCCAAGCGCACCGGAAAGCCGGTGGCGCAGATCCGCGCGGCCATGACGGCCGAGACCTGGTTCACCGCTCAGGAGGCTGTGGCTTTCGGCTTGGCCGACAGCATGACCGAGATGCTGGCCATGGCTGCCTGCTGGCATCCGCGAGCGGTGACCAAGACGGCGCCTCCGGCGGTCAGATCCGCCTTGGACAAGGGCATCAAGCAGGTCGAGCAAGGACTCGGTGGCGAAGGTCTTGAGGATGTCACCATCCGGGAGGCCTATGCTCTGAAGGCTGGCGAGGCACCATCCGAGGCCAAGATCCGCAAGGCCAATGCCTGGTGGGCCCGCAATGAGCGCTTCCTCGAGGCCGAGGCCGACAGCCCGGCCGACGTGGCCGCAAACCTCTGGGGCGGTGCCGCGGGCCGTGACTGGTTCCGGGCCCTTTACGCCCAGCTCGAGGAGGAGGAGGAACAGGAGGAAGAATCCATCGACGACAAGATTTCTACGGCCAGCACTTCCGCTGCCGCAGATGGCGCGACAACCGCGCCGACATCACAGACACCACACAATATGACTGAATCCAACACCGTGGTGGCGGCCGCTCCTACTGCGCCGACCGCTACTTTGGATGCCTCGTCCATCGAGAGCATCGTCGCCAAGGCCGTCGCCGCTGCCATCAGCGCCAAGGCCCCCACCGCCGCCCCGGCCCCGGAGCCCATCGCCCCGGCCCGCATCGAGAACCTCGGCAATCCGTTGCTCGAGGCCCACAAGAAGATGCAGGCCGGTGCTGATCGTCGCTCCTGGCTGATCCAGAACCACAGCGAGCTGCTGCGCCAGAGCGCGATCCACGCCCCGCAAAACGCCAACACGTTCGCCTCGGGCCTGGTTGTCGACTACCTCGCCGACGCCGTGATCACCGTGGCTGCCAACCGGCTGGCCTTGGTCTCCGCGTTCAGCCGCAACGTCGGCCTGGACAACCTCCGCCCCCGCGCGACCGTGCAGGTGAAGAAGTACACCACCGGCACTGCCGCCCAGACCAACCCGACCTCCTGGGAGACCAACAACGACAGCACTCTGGCGGCCACCTCGGTGACCGTGAACCAGATCTCGAAGAACTTCACCGTGACTCAGCAGGAGCTCAATCAGGGCTTCAGCCTGGCCGACCTGGCCGCGGGTTCCGCTGACTTGTTCGCCTACGGCATCAGCGATGTGCTGACCGCTCTGATGGTCTCCGGCAACTACGGCGCCGCCACCGCTATCGGTACGGCCGCGAACTTCGACACCTCGGATCTGCCTGCGATCCTGGCGCTCGCCAAGAACTACCGCTCGAAGAACCTGATCCTCGACGGTGGCCATCTGGCCCGCCTGCAGTTCTCGGGCGCCGCGAACTACTTCCCCGATGGCCGCTTCGACCAGCTCGCCAACGGCCGTTTCGGGTTCGACGTGATCGCTGAGAACAACCGCTGGACCTCGGCCGAGACCAACGCCGTTGGCTTCGTCTGCGGCCCGGATGCCATCGCCATTGCCGCGGGCCTCCCGGTCGGCATGATCGCCGGCGAGTTCATCGAGCAGCGCACGGTGACCACCAACAACGGCCTGAGCTGCCTGTTGTCGGTGTGGTACAGCCGCGCGAGCCGCAGCCACATGGCGTCCTACGACATCATGTTCGGCGCCGCCGCCGCGGACACCACGCAGGCCGAGGTTCTCGTCACCGCCTAAGGCTGACCCATGAGAATCGCCACAACCATCTCGGTGGACCGTAACGGCAAGGCCAAGATTGTCGCCGGTCCCGAGGTCGATGCAGCCGCCCAGCGCAACGACTTCAACACCGCGACCGTGCCCGAGGGCTCGAAGCTGATCCTGTGGATACAGGGCAGCATTGCACCGAAAGTTCGCAAAGGATAACAGACAACTGATGGGGGCTGTGGGCAATAGGGTCTGCAGCCCCCATCAAACCAGATTCAAAAATGTCAGCTTACCAGTCCGACATCGCCACGCAGGATTCCATGGGCCACCAGGGATTCACCCTGGTCACCGGCACCTCCGCTCAGACGAGCGGCTACATCGCAATCCAGACCATCACCGCGACCGTGATCTCGTCCATTGCTGGCACTGGTATCACCGGCACTTGGAGCGGAACCACCATTCCCGCTGGCATCACCATCGTGGGTAAGATCAGCAGCTTCACGCTGACGAGTGGTGCGGTGATCGCCTACTTCGCCCGCGCCACCACCTGATGACACTCGCGCTCTCACTGCAACTGTCTACGTCGGATGATGCCATCGAAGTGGCATATCCTGCGATGGACCGCTGGATGATGCAGGAGGACGCGACATCGTTTGTCCTCCAAGAGGACGGCACTTCTAAAATCGTTTTCTCACTCTCCACCGACTAATCCCTGACCTATGCCAGACTCCAAGATTACAGCCCTGACGAGCATCGGAGCCTCTACCGATCCCGCGAACGATCCGCTTGTGTTGGTGGACGTTTCCGATACGTCAATGGCCGCGAGCGGAACGACCAAGAAGGTCACGCTGAACCAACTGCTTGGTGCAAGCGGCACCGCCACCCTCGCCTCCGCCACGATCACCGGCGATCTGACGGCTGGTGGTGACGCATATCTGAACGGGAACGAGAAGTACGTCTACCTGTTCTCGAATTATTCCATTGGAAACAACTCTCGCGTTCGCTTCCGTGCTGTTGGTGCTGGCGGTGGTTCTGGTTACGGCGGCGACTTCCGCATCTCAACCCGTGCCACGAACAACACTTGGAACACGGATGTTCTGACGATTGATTCGTCTGCCAACTGTATCTGGACCGACGGCGCTGGCGGCACCCGAATGACCCTCAACGCGACGGGGTTGGGCGTGGGGATTGCGAGTCCTGCATACAAAGTACATAGCGTTGTTGCCTCCGGTTTTGCTGGTGCTTTCAAATCTAGTACCGCTGTGGCTGGCGGAATCCTTGCTGGCAACAGCGTTGCCGATCTGATCGTAGGAGTCGATGCGTCTGGCAATGGGCGCGTTAGCGCTGATACATCCAAGTATCTCGGACTCGGTAGCGGTGGAATCAATGATCGCGCAACATTGGATTCTGCTGGAAATTTTGTTGTTGGAATTGCCGCCGTTGCCACTACCGCCACCGATGGTTTCCTCTACGTCACAGGTTGCGCTGGCACTCCAACTGGGACTCCTACTGCCAAAACTGGCCGTGTTCCCATCGTCGTCGATACCACTAACAACAAGCTGTACTTCTACAGCGGCGGTTCTTGGGTTGCTGCCAACTAATCTACTACCACCATGATTACCATCTCTTGGATCATCGAACGCCTGCTGGTCAAACCGACCGAAGGCAGTCTCACGGACGTTGTGATTACCGCCGACTGGCGTTGCAACGGCTCGCAGGATCAGTACAGCGGCACCTGCTACGGCAGCGCGTCGTTCGCTCCTCCGACCGGATCGTTCACTCCGTATCCTGACCTCACGCAGGATCAGGTTCTCGGCTGGTGCTATGCCAATGGCGTCGATCAGGCGGCCATCGAAGCCAACGTCTCCGCGCAGATCAACGACCAGATCAACCCTCCGGTCATCGCTCCGCCGCTGCCGTGGGCTCCGCCGGTGATGATCGTGCCTCCGATGCTGCCGCAGGTGACGCCGGAAATCGTTGCGGACGCGCCCGTGGTCGCTGATGCTCCCGCCGCATGATCAAGATCGAACTCACTCCCCAGCAATTCAACCAGCTCTATGAGCTGCTGGTCATTGGCATGAAGGCCGGCAACGTCAACAACATGAAGGTCGGCCTTCCGCTAGTGGACATCCTCGAAGCTGCTGCCGCAACCTCCCAAGCCAAGCCCGAATGAAGAACTGGAAAACCACCGCCGGCGGCGTGGCCGTGCTGCTCGCCGCGCTCTCGGTCGCAATCAAACAAGCCATCGCCGGTGACATGGGCGGTGCCATTGCCGCCGCTGTCGGCGGTGCCGGTGCCATGTTCACCGCGCTCAAGGCCCAGGACGCCAAGCCCGACGACAAGCCATGAAAGACCACCTGCGCGATATCGGCATCAACATTGGCCTACTCGTCGCAGGCTTCGCAGGAAGCTTGGTCAACGTGAAGAAGGACGGTCACAAAAACTGGTTCACCACGTTGACCTCGCTCCTCGCAGGCACCCTCTCGGCCAACTACCTCACCCCGGTAGTGGTTAAATTCTTCAATATGCAGGACAGCAACACCCAATACGCTGCCGCGTTCATCATGGGTTTCCTCGGCCTTCACGGCGTCGAGTTCGTCATCGACAGGTTCAAGAAGAAATGAGCCCACTGACCATCGTGAATGCAGTCGCCAGCGGAATCCTCACCGCTGGCGTCTCCGCTTTTCTGGTCATGCTCTACCGCACCGATGGTGTTGTCCGGCGCTGGCCGATGACAGGCAGCCTGTTGCTTCGCCTCTCGCTGACGCTGACGGCCTCTGGGGCGCTCTTCAACTGCCTGACCCTATCGACACCGCCGCCGAGCGAGATCATGCTCAACTGCGGGCTGGCCGGCGTGTTCGCATGGGCGGCAGCCTTCCACGCCAAACTGCTCAAACATGGACCCACTAGCCAGCCTCTCGCAGGGCCTGATGAAGGCAGCGCTCGACAAGCTGATCGACCAGAAGGATCAAACGCTTGAAGACGGCCAACGTGATAACCGCCTGCGCGACGATCTTGCCGCTCGTGTTGCTGCTGCAGGGCTGCACCCCGACTCGGGTAGTGATGGTCCCGCCGGGGCAGCCGGTAAGACTGGCTGAATCGGTCAAGGCTCATGTCTGGGCCAAGGATGCCAGCGGCAACATCGTCAGAAGTCGTAATCGCGTGACAATCCACGAGGGATGGTACGCACTACCGAAGGACTAAATCATGGCCCAGCAAACCATCAACATCGGCGCCATCGCCAACGACAACACCGGCGACACGCTCCGTGGCGCAGGCCAGAAGATCAACGACAACTTCGACGAGATCTACGCCGCGCTCCCGCTTGTGGCGCCGGCCACCTGGGTGCCGACGCTGACCGACTCCGGCGGTGGTCGGACGTTCGCTTTCACCGTCAATACCGCTCGGCACACGTCCATCGGGTTCGTCACCACGTTCACCGCGGATCTGACGATCAACTCGGTGACCGGCAGCGCCACCGGCGAACTGCGCCTGAGCCTGCCCGATACGTCGACCTATGATGCCGCGGTTTCGATCTGGCTTGATAATGCCACCACGCAGGCCAAGACCGCGGTGATCGGAAAGGTGGTCGGCGGCACGTCCTACTGCCAGCTCAGCCATTACGAAACCGGCGACATCTCGAGCCTGGCCAGCCAGCTCCAAGCCACCAGCCGGATCCTTGTCTCGGGCGTTTACTTCACCTGCTGATGACCACCATCGGATCCAGTCTCCAGCAGGGCATGACGGTGCTCCAGCAAATGCTCGGGGCGCCGATGTTCATCTGGGAGGGCTCGTCGATCCGGTGCATCCCGGCCGCGGTAACCGATACCAACACCCCGGTGGCTGGCGGGTTCCAGGACAACGTGACATCCCGGATCCTGGTCATGTTCAGCGACTGGAAGACCTGCGACAGCACGCTCGTCTCGATGGATTCGACGCTCTACACGCTCGACCAGGGCACGACCTTCTCGAGGCTGCAGCGTGAAGACTCCGGGTTCGTTCTCCTGGAGAACACCGACCGCATCGCTCTGACATTCTGCAAGCCCCGGCCGGTGGTCGGGCGCACGCTTGTCTACCAGGGCCGCACGCTGCGCATCCTATCGTGTCGTGTGGACGCTTCCGGCGCCTATTACAGCCTCGATCTCGGGGCTAAGACCAAATGAGGCCCGTAGTCAACATCACGGTGGATTCCTCGAGGTTCGACGCTGCGCTCAAGCAATACCTCTTGGCCACCACCCGTGATCTCGACAAGGCGGTGAACGCCCGGATGTTCTACCTGATGGTGCGCTTGTTCGTCCTGGTGCCGCCCAAGAGCCCACAGGCCGAGCGGACCCGCATCGGTGAATATCTGGCCAAGCCTCTCGGCAACATCAACAGGGTCTCCAAGAAGACCGGCAAACGCATCGGCAAGAGTCGTCTTCTGCGCCGGGTCCACCTGATCGCACAGGCACGCGAACGCAAGGCCGGGCGCCGCGGTCTCTATGGCGAGGAGATGAAGGCAGCCGCAAGCGCTGTCTACCGCAAGGCCATCGGGTCGGTCGGATACCTGCGCTCCGGGGTGGTCAAGGCCATCCGGGTATTCAACAAGGGATTCAGCCAATACGACAAGCCCAAGTGGAAACCGCTTGTGAAGCCGGCCGGCTACAAACCGCCGCGGAAACCGAATGCTGCCCTTGTTTCTTTGGCCAACCAATACGGCCTGCCTGCCGAAAACATCGCCGTTCACAAGGGCACCAGGGCCAAAGGCTATCAAGCTGTGCCAGGATGGAATCCCACGGCCTCGGTGCTGATGCAGTCCGGCATCGCCGACAATCAACTCAGCCGCGTCAAGGGCATCTACGATGCCGCCATGCAAAAGGCATACGACGACGAGCTGGCCGAGCTGCAGACCCACATGACCGATGCACTACTTGCCAATGGGCAGGTGCTCGTAGATAACGGCATCGACATCAAATGAATGGCGTTGCACCCAGAGCCGAGAAGGCGCTCGTCGATTACCTGGCCGCTGAAGACTGGTCCGGGGCCGGCGCCGGCACGCCGTCGTTTCTGACTTCCTACAGCCGCGGCCTGTACGACGACCCGGACGAGCAGGACACCATGCCCAACTTCCCGCGGGTGGTTATCTCGTCGACGTCCGCGCGGCCGATGCAGCGCACCGATCTTACCTGCGAGGTCAACATAGAGGTCGAGCTGCAGCTATCGGCAGACGACACCGACGAGGCCGACGTGCTGACCACCGTGGCAACGCTGGACAGCCTCATCCTGCCGCTTTTCGATGCGAACGGTGCATCGGTGCTGGATGCCGATGGGGATCACGCCAGCGGGCCTTTCACCGCCCAGTTCGCCGCCCCGCTTGATTTCGGTGCATCATCCATTTCTAATCGCTCAAGGACATTTACCAGGTCATTCACCCTTTTCTGTTCCGCAACCCTGTAACAACTCACCATGGCTAATACTCAAGGCACAAAATACGTTTTTGGATCACCGGCCACGATGGCGCTCTACGACGCAGCGGGCGCACTCGTTGTCACCGGCTACGTCGCACCGGATGTCGAGAGCTACGATATCACGCACGAGGCCGACACCGAGGAGGTTCGCAACAGCTCCGGCGAGGTCGTCGGCCACATCGGCTACAACAACCGCCTGACGCTGACGCTCAACTTCATCCCGAGCGGAACCAGCGCTGCCAACGCCCTCCTGGCGGCCAGCTTGCCTGACGTCAACGGCACCTGCGTCATCACCGGCGCCCCTGTAATCGAGATCGGTGGCTATGCCGACGCTATCAACGCGGCCACTGGCAACCGCTGGATTTACGCCGGCGGTGGCTCAATCAAGACCACCCAGACCGGCAAGGCTACCGGCACCATCACGCTGAAGCGCTACACCAATCTGACCGCCTCGGGCGCCGCCACAAACCTGTGATCGGCCTAGCCGACATCCTGACGGCCACCGCGAAGACGCCACCGATGGTGCTCGGCATCCGGATGGCGCCTTTTACGGTCGGCCACGCCATTCTTCTGCACCGAATGGGTTCGCCATTCGTTGTCGGAGGGGACGCCACCGCTCAGGATCTGGTCGAGGCTGCCGTCATTTGCTCCCAGGAGCCCGTGGAGTCCATCAAGGCAATGAGATCCATCCTTGGGTGGATACCGCTGCGCCTGATGCGCTCCCGTGTCAGCAAGTCCAACCTGGCGGCCGAATGCGCCACGATGCAGCAATGGCTGACCGATCAGTCCGACTGCCCGGAGGTGCTTCAGTCGCCGGGCAGCCGATCGAAAACGCCGGCCATGCCATGGCCTGAGCGCATCCTGGTGGGCCTTGTGTCCATCGGGTTCGACGAGCAGGATGTGCTGTCGATGCCGGTGATCGACGCCGAGCGCCTCTACCTGACCCATGCCGAGATGGAAGGCCGTGTCGAACTGTGGAACGATAGGAACGAGGCACTTTGGCGTTACGCTCAGGAACACCCGATCCGCAACTGAATGGCTATCTTCTCACTCATCGCCAAGCTCGGCCTCGATGGATCGACATTCGAGACCGGACTCAAGCGGGCCACCAGCCTGACCGACAAGTTCCGGTCATCGGTGGGCGCCCAGCTCGGTGCAGCCATGTCGGTGGCCGCGGTGACCGCCTTCGCCGCCAAGGTGGTTCAGACGGCCGATGCCATCGGTGACCTATCGGAGCAGCTCAACATCAGCACCGACGACGTGCAGCGTCTGCAGGTGCTCGCCAGCCAGACCGGCGTCTCTTTCGATACCATGGCCAAGGCCATCACCAAGGTCAGCCAGGAGCGCCTCAAGGCAATCGAGGAAGGCGGAGCTGCCCGTGACTACTTCAAGGCATTGGGATTCTCGGTGGCAGAGCTAAACAACAAGAGCCTGTCGAACATCGAGCTGATCACCAAGATGGGGCAGGCTCACTTGGCCTCCGGCAAGAGCGCACAGACTCAGGCCGCCATCATGGATCTGCTCGGCGAGAAGGCCTTCAAGGCTGCCGGTGCCATCTCCAAGATCAACGAACTCGGCCCCATCGACCTGATCAGCAAGGACCAGATCGACGCCTTGGGGCAGCTTGCCGACCGCTTCGACGAGATTCAGCGGCAGATGGTTGTCTCCGCGGTTCCAACCATGACGTTCTTCGCCGATGCTCTAGAACGCGCTATCGCCGATGAAAAAGGCGTTGCCGATGGCCTTCAGGGCATCATGCAGCAGCTCGGCGGCAAAGGCTCTATCGTCAAGGCAGCGCTTCAGGAGGCATTCGCTTCGCCTGAGGAGGCCAACAAGCGTTTCGAGGCATTGCCGTTGTCGACCACCGGAAAACTCGGCACCATTGATTCCAGGCGCAAATTGGCAGACACTACGATGCAGCCGAAATGGGTGCAGGACTTGATCAACCAAACAAAGGCCCAGACATCAGAAATGCGGGCAATCAACCGCAACACCGGCAAGACTGTTAGCGTCATATCTGGACTCTGATCATGGCCACGATTCAAGGCATACCGAATCCCAACAACTTCGAATACATCGAGGTTTCGAGGCAATTCAACAACTCGGGTGCTGGCACCGGCCCGGTCTGGACGTTCCTGTATCGTGGCAGCAAGGACGCCCTTCGACTGGCGTCTGTGCAGTGGGTCAACTCAGGCGCCAAGGTCACCATCAACGAGGACGGCCCGTATTCCGAGGCAACCGTTGTTTATGCTGGAGAATCAACGGATCCCGGTGACCCGATCAACACGGCATACACCCCTGCGGCCGGACAGGAGGCACCTGACATACGGTACGAGTTCCGCACAGATTACCTCGATCAATCCATCTTTGCGTTGCCCCAGGTAATTGCTGAGGCAAACACCTTTGCAAATCCCAGTGTCTACAAGTTCATCATTGAGACCGCGGTTAAGAACGGAGAGGCATTGCCGGGGCCTCCCGAAAGCAACATCAACACCTTTCCTATTGCTCAACACGTCTGGAGGAAGCTGACGCGCGGCGAAGATTCCTATCCCGTAGCAAGAGTCGGGCTGACTCGAATCGCTACCTTTTCAGGAAACAACGGTCTTCCGCAAGTGCCTTCCGGCGTTCCTCCTGTCTATTCGTCGTTTTCGTTCGTTCAGGCGTTCAACCTGTTCGCCATTCAGTCGATGCTTCCGGTGCCTCCCGCTGATCCAGCACAGACTCCGATTGGGACTGCTTGGGGGTGGAAACAAACCAATTATTCGACCAGTCTTGTGGTGAAGACCAACCAGGTCGAGCAGGTCATCTCATGGACCTTCGCCCCTTGGGATTTGCTCATTTACCCTTTCATCTAACCTCAACCAACACCCGCACACCTTATGGCAGACGAAATCCAAATGACGGCCCGGCTGTATGCCTCCAAGAATGGCGCCTACCTGCCGTCGGTCACCTACACCAAAACCGCCACCATGGTCGGCACCGACATGGGCAGCCAGACGCAGCTCATTGGCCTGACCGTCGAGGCACTCGACGTGCCGGTCGATGTCTCCAGCCCGTACAAGCTGCTGATCAGCAACCTCGATTCGACCAACTACGTCGAGGCCGGGTTTGTCTCCGGCACCTACACGATGCGGATCCCGGCCGGTGAGACCATGCTGATCCCGTACGTCAGCTCCACGCTGTACCTGTTGGCCAACACCTCATCGGTGACCATTCAGGCCACCTTCTGCGAGATCTAACCACCCAACAAAATGGCCAACGAAGTCGAGATGTCGGCGAGGCTGTACGCTGCCAAAGGCGGCGCCTCGATCAATCCGCAGGTTTACACCTGCATCGCCAACATGACCGGCCGGGACATGGGGCAACAGACGCAGGATGTCGGCACCACCGACGAGACATTGGATCTCACCGCGGATCTGGCCACGCCATACCGCCTCCTGGTGGTCAATCTGGATCTGGTCAACCCGGTGTCCATTGGGCCTTCTTCGCCGTACAGCTTCCAGATCCCGGCCGGGCAGTTCATCCTGATCCCTTGGGTCGACGCCACGATGTACGTCAAGGCGTCGAATAGCCCGGTGAAGATCTTCGCCCAGTTCTGCGAGATCTAAGGCCATGCCGATACAGCTCCCAGCCAAATTGTCCGAGCGTGGCCTCAAGGCAGACCATGCTCGGGCCATCAACCAGCTCATCGAGGCTGTGCGCAAGGTGCAGCTTGTCGCCGGGCCGGGTCAACGGGTCGAGCAGAATGCCAACGGCACCGTGCTGAAGATCAATCCGGTGGCTCAAATCACGCAGACGTCCGAGGAATCCTGGTTCTACTGATCCGCCACCATGCCTTTCGCCGTAGACAAGCGGGAGAAGATGTTCACGGCGTCGAACCTGAACAACCTCTATTCCCGCTTCGACCAGAAATGCCATCGGGTGCTGAACGGTAAAAGCCCGTTGTTCGCCGATTCTTCCTCCGGCGTCTGGGAGGGGCCCTATCCGTACGGCGTCTGGTACGTTTACCGCAACGACCCGGACACCTGCAAACGTCTCAGGGCCGACAACGCAGTCGGCCCGGACTACATCCCGGGCATCGGCACCGACTGGAGGGACAACCACAACCAGATCCAGACACAGGTCGAGCTGTCGAAGCTTGAGACCAAGCACCTCGACGTGGAAGGCGGCCAGGCCTACGTCGACCATTGGGTGGCCGGTGGCGACCCTTTCACCTGTGACGTCGCCGATATCCACTACAGCTTCGAGCTGTTGCGTCGGCAGGTCGCCGGTATCCAGTACGACGTGCACCTCGGGTGGGATCCACCGGCAAACACCGGTCTGACGTCATACGTTCGAGGGAGCATCGGCGCCGGGATCGACCCCACACTGCCGCCAGGCCGGATCCACAAGCACCGGCTGGCCGTTGCCGAGATCGCGCTCGAGGGTATCTACGAGTTCCGCATCCTGCGCACCTACCAACGGTACGACTGCTGGCGGGTACACAACTGCGGTTCCAAGACGGCCGTGGTGCTCTTGCAACTGCCGGATGGTAGCGCAGACCGCCAGTTCGTTTCCGCGGGCTCCTGCCGGGCATTCCGGCGCAAGCCCGACGGCACCTGGGCGGTGACCTTCCCGGGAGGCACCTTCTGCCGCTACTTCTTCCCGTATTTCACCGGCGACATCCCGTTCCTAGCAGAGGGCCCGCCGTCATGGTCCGACACCGCCACGCAGTCGGAGTTCCTGAGCCTCGAGCGATCCGCCCAGGCCAACAACGTGGCGAACCCTTTCATCCTGTTCGAATGGCGCCGGGTGATGGGTGCGGTGCACGACCCGTTCCTGCCATATGATCCGAGGCAGGTGTACACCGGAGTCTACGCCGACCCGACCGAGGCCAACACGACCATAGGGGACGCCGTGTTCACCTGGGGCCGGGCCCGGGTGACCTACAGCAACGCGGCTGGTGATGTTTTCGACGATCAGATCAGGATCTTCCCGGGCACCATTAGCCTGCCCGACCGGCTGTCCGCCCTCGGCATCTCCGTTGTCGTCAATGACACCAGCCTCGAGCTGACCAGCAACCGCGGTGTCATCCGCATCTATCCCATAGACGCCAACATCTTCACGTCGACGACCAATCCCTATTGGGAAATCGGATCCACCGCGGTCACGATTTCGACAATCTATCCCGCGCAATACAGCATGGGCATGGATCCGATGCTTGGCCCCGGCACCTACACCTGGGACGCAGGCAACGAGCCGACCATCTTCGATACGATGATCAACCTCCGCCGCAAGATCGGTGTCGAGGTGGGGTTCCTGAATAACTGGGACGATGTGCCGGATATCGTCGAGGAGAAGGTCTCGGTGGTCAGCATGACACCCATGGGCCTGATGTGCCGCGCGGCAACCTCCACCGGCATCGGTGGCAGCACCCTGGACAACTACGAGACGACCGCCAGCAACGAGACCCTCTACGTCGCAGACCGGCCCGCAGGATTCGGTGTAGGTGCTTGGCAGAACACCCGCTACACCTCCGGCACGCACATCTTTTACCTGCAGGTGGCGGGCGCATCTCCAGGTCTGCAATGGGCCAACATCATGCCGGCCCGCAACCCGGTGCCGGGATCCAGCGTCGAAGCGGTCAACACGGCCTTCATCCCGGCCGGTGGGCCATGGGGTTTCTCGAGCTCAGTCTATGACTTCGAGCAGGTCCGTGCCTACGACATCGACATGGCATCCGGCGGTGGTGTGGACAGCCGGCCTTGGGGCGCCGACTTCTGGCAGAACAAGTGGGGCGGCCCAAACGGCACCGACGCCTCGGTGCGGATCCCTGGCAGCCCCAACAAAACCCAGCAATACGCCTACATCCCGACGGCCGACAACAGCTCGTTTGTCGACCTCGTGGCCGCGGGCAGGGACGACATCTTTAAAGATCGGCGAAGCGCCACGTTCGCTTCGACGGTGCCGTTCCGGTCATCGACCTATTCGCCGCCGTACCGGGATAACATGACGCACATCTGCTGGACCGGCGGCGTCGAGCAGGTCGGGTTCGACCTGCCATACAACGAGGTCGGCAATCCCTACCTGCCCGGCGGCGGCCCGTTCTTCCACAAGATCCCGAAGTCGCCATGGCTCTGGAACCTCATGGAATGGTCGGTGCGGGCCTGGACGCGGGCTGTACCGCTCTGTCTCGGGCAGGGATCCTGTCCGCTGTACGATGCGACCGGGACATCCCGCGTGCTCGGTGTCTTGACCGTCGGCATGGTGCTGCTCGGCACCACCGGCTACGAGGACGGCATCGACGAGAATGTCTACTACCTCTCCGAGCAGGCCCATGACCTCCTGATTGCCAACGGCGTCGTTTGCTACAAGGGCCAAGATCCGCTGGGCACCGACTACTGGTACACGCCGTCGGTCAACCTCGCCGCCTACTGCGACAGCCAGGGATTCTTCGCCTGGAACTTCGACACCGAGAACGGCCAACCAACCGAGAACCCGCCGGTGGCCGCCACCGCCATCCGCGGCCTGCGCAACTTCACCGACGGCGAACGCAGGCAGGTGACGAGCTACCTCGACACCGTGGCCGGCTACCAGCGCTTCGAGACTCTCCGCTACGTCGACCTGCGACTGCCAAACGAGCTCGCATCCTGACTTTTCGACCCTCGTTTGACCCGCATAAACATTGGGTTTTCTTGAAAAAGTGTTAAAAAAAGTGAAAAAGTGTTGCAGGTGTTTGGGTGATGGTGCAGATTGATCCCGTCAACGAGATCAAGACTATGAGCAACTCCCACCACCCCATCGCGGGCTCTAAGTTCTCCACCGCCACCTTGCGCCGTCTGGCCAAGAAGAATCTTTTCCTGGTCAGCGCCACTTGGATCACGGGCGCTGATGGCAGCTACGCCAACGGCGAGACCGCCTTCCTTGTCAGCGACGGCCGAATGCTGACCGTGCTTGAAGTTCTCAAGGCAGCCAACTGACTTTCAGGGCACGGTGGTGCCCAGAACCACCCATCCGACCCGGGAGGAATCCGGGGATCCAGGGGCGCGACTGGTTCGACAACGCGCACAACTTCCCACACTCCCATGACCACCATCTCCAACCTCATCAGCGCCCTGATCATCGTTGAGTCATCCGGCAACGACATGGCCATCGGCGACAACGGACGCGCCATAGGGCCACTACAGATCCACCGCGGGGTGGTGGCGGATGTGAACCGGATCACCGGCAGCCATTACCGCTGGGAGTCGATGACCAACCGTGCGCAGGCCCGGGCCGTCTGCGAGGCCTACCTGCGACACTACGGCCGCGGCGCCAGTACCGAGCAGCTCGCACGCAGGTGGAATGGGGGCCCGTCCGGCGACAGGAAGCAGGCCACCGAGGCCTACTGGGCGAAGGTGAAGAAGGCCATCAAATAATTTTTCTAGGCCCGGTGCGGTGAGGCACGGCGCGGCCAGGATGGGCAAGACTTGGCGCGGCGGGGAAAGGCTTGGAAAGGCAACAACGCCTGCCGGTGGGCGGTATCACCGGAATCTTTCGTCAATAGAAACCAAAGCAACCAAAGCAACATGAAGCAAATCAGAGTAAAACTCACCGGGCTGCGGCCTCTCATCATGCACAACGGCCTGATGGCTGATCCGACAAACCCATACACCGTGGCAATCAAGAAGATCACCGCCAAGGGATCCAAAAAGATGACCATACATGATCACCAGGAGCGCGACCGACTGGAGTGGGAGGCCGGCCTTTACTGGTCCGAGGCCGAGGGCGGCATGGTCATGCCTTCCGACAACATAGAGCGCTGCATCCAGGAGGGCGCCAAAAAGAGCCGCCTTGGCAAAGACTTTGCGGCCGCGGTGTTTGTCTCAGAGCCGGAGGTGGCGATCCACCATCGGAAGATGGGACAGTCAAAGGAGCAGATTTATCAAGACCCGGCCTACACCATACGAAAAGGAGTCAAGGTGCAGCTTGCACGGATCATTCGGATCCGGCCCATGATTCCGACCGGATGGTGGCTGTCCTGCACCATCGAGTTCGACGAGAGTATCGTCAACCAGGCACAGGTCATCGACTCAACACGCGAGGCCGGCGCCATCATCGGCCTGGGCGACTGGCGACCAAAGTTCGGCAGGTTTACTGTCGATGTGGTTTGATTTTCTCAAGGCGCTGCCGGGTACGGCAGGGCATGGCCGGGCTCGGCATGGCTTGGCAAGGCAACACGCGACCCGGCGCGGTATCCGGGACAATTTTCTCAAGGCGCGGTTCGGTTGGGCAGGGCCGGGCACGGCACGGCGACAACGCTTTCCGGTGTGCGGTAACACCGGGCAACTTTCACAACATGGAAACACAAGACATGATCAACGAAGAAGAGGTCCGGCGCCTTCCGCTCTGGAAGGACTGGATCGAACGCAACGAGCACCGGCTGGCCTATGGCCTGACCGTGACCACCGAGGAGCTCGAGACAGCCCTGGAAGAGAAAGCCAACACAATGGCCTTCCAGATGGCAACACACAGCATTCGCGTGGTCCTGCGGCACCGAGGGATGAACTTCAGTCAACGAGGCCTCCGAGGAGCTGGATTCCAGATTCTGCCACCCAATACAAACGCCGACGAAATGGAACACCTGAACCGGGTGGCTATCAACAGCCTCAAGGCCTCGGTGATCCTGGGCACAGGTACAAACCTAAATCTTCTTTCCGACTGCGAGCGCAAACGCCACGAGTCAGTCACCGAGAAGATGGCGCACAGGCTGGCCCTGCTGGGTCGGTCAAACGCTGGAATATGCCAGGAGATCGCAAAGCAGATCACCCAATGACCAAAACCAAAACCATCAACGTGCATCCCGACATACACAAACTTTTGCGCGACTACTGCAAGGCAGCCGGCCTGAAGGTCGGTGCCGTCACCGAGCAGGCGATCCGGGCATGGCTGACCAGGAGGAGCCGATGAAACGCATCCTAGCAATCGACCCCGGCCTGTCGGGCGGCCTGGCGCACTACGGCCCCAGCGGCGTGACGCTGGACGCAATGCCAGACACCGACGCCGATGTGCGCGACCTGGTGCTCGACAGGCTGGGCGTGAGCGACGTGGTGTTCATTGAGAAGGTCGGCGGCTATGTGGGCGGCAAAGGCGCCCCGGGTTCGGCCATGTTCAATTTCGGGCGCAACGTGGGCTTCCTGCACGGCCTGATCAGCAGCCGCAAGATCCGCACCATCGAGGTGCCGCCACAGACGTGGCAGAAGACCATCCAGGCCGGCACCAAGGCGACGCACGGCGACCGCTGGAAGGCCCACCTGAAGCAGATCGCGCAGCAGCGGCAGCCGAGGCTGACGATCACACTGAAGACGGCCGACGCTGTGTTGATCCTGGAGCACGCGATGCTGGTGGAGGGGCTGAAATGAACGTGAGAAGCTCAACCAGATCGTTGATCAACGCGATGCGTGTATTGGATTCAGAAATCCAATCCGACGATGGAGTGGCCAACGCTGTCATTGCTGAGGCAGCGCAGCGTCTTGAGGAGCAGCAGGAGTGCATCGCCCAATTAGAGCAGGAGAACGACGCTCTCCGTGCCGATCTGCTGCTGTGGGAACAGAAGGAGGTGAAGCCGTGAAGTATCGCAAAAAGCCAGTCATCATCGAAGCAACGCAGTGGTTCAAGCATGGCGATCATCCAATGGTGCAGCCCAACTCACTTGATCCAATGAGTGGATGGATTCAA